TGTAAAGTGCATAATCATATCTGGTTTTTCTGTAAATATTAACTGCCTTAGTACTTCACCATTTCCATAGCCGTCTGATGGATAAACAACTACACTTGCGTCTTCTACTCCTGTTTCTTTTGCTATATCAGAAGATATATCTAATCGTTTACCCGCATCAGGGTGTTTAATTGCTCCACCTAATTGTACCCAATCATAATGTTTACATGAATTAAGTACTAATTCTTTACTCATAGTACCAACCCCACTATGTAATCTTAAATCATCTGATAATAGCAGGATTTTTTTCTTTTTTGGTTTACTTAAATCTATTTTTTTTAGTTTTGGTAATTCCATATAACCTTTCTCCTTTATTAAATTTGTTTTCCTAATTCTATAGTATTATCTATATTTTTTCTAAATTTTTCATCTGTATTGTATAAGTATAATGAACGATTAACTAATTTTTGAAAGTTCATTCCATTTTCTAAACACAATTTCTTAAACATATATTGTTGTTTTTTATGTACCTTTACCGATGTTAATTTTAATGTTTCCATAACTTTTCTCCACTTGTATATATAAATATATGTATATATTAAATAAAGTTAAGTTATCACAATAACTTTTTTATTAAATTCAACAGCGTAGTTTACAGTGCTGGCTGTTCCCTTTGCGTTGTCTCCTTCTTGTACAAATGCTATTAATCTATCAATACTTTTTGCTAAAATTTTATTTCTAACAAAGAAATTTTTAGTATTATATTTTTTTCCATACCAATCTTTTCGCATATATGAATAAAGATTTTTAGGTGTATGAGAGGGGTTAACTTCTATATAATTACAACCAAGTTCTAATGCGTATTTTTTTACATACTTATCAGCACCATCAGAACCTCCACCACTAAAGATAGTTAATTCTTCACCAAACTTACCTTTTAATTTAAAAATTGTTTCTTTAATTTTTCTTTTATTTTCATATTGTTTGCTCCCAATTATACCTATTCTCATACCTTTTCCCATTTTCCATTATTTAATAGCTTAAATGTACCTATGTATTTTTGGTTCCATTGTTTTGGGTGTATTAGGCTTAAAAATATTTTTTTGTTTTTTGATTCATAAAGATAATAATCTTTTCCAATTATAGGTTGAAAATTATATGTTGAAGCATATACTAAACTTGTCCAATTATATTCGTTAATAAGTTTTTTATATTCTTCTTTTAATTCATTTAATTTAGATTCAAAATAATTATTTGCCTCTGTGGCTGTACTTTTATCTACCTTAATCGGTTCAAAGCTTTGACCTCCGACAGATGTTGGATATTCCTTTTTGTTTGCATCAAATTCTTTAGTCTCATAATTATAGACTACATTATCTGGATATTTCTTTTTTATAGACAACTAAAGTACCTTTCTCCTCTATCACAAAGTATTGTAATAGCATTTTCTTTATCATTGTTTTTTAACCATTCATGTGCAGCTTTAACGTTTGCTCCCGCACTTATTCCTACAAATATACCTTTGGCAGATAAATCTTTAGCATATTCTTTTGCGTCTTCCGTTTTTATAGTGACAACTTCATCTACAAAATCAAGATCTACTAGAAACTTGCTTCCATCTCCTATTCCTTGGATACCATGTAATCCAGATTCTCCACCACTCATAACAGGAGATTCTGCTGGTTCTACAGCTACAATTTTAACCCTAGGCCACATATCTTTTAAAAATTTACCAGTACCCATTATAGTTCCACCTGTTCCTGTTCCCATTATAAGTACATCTGGTTGTTTATCTTCACCATTTTCTTCTTTATATTGGTTATATATTTCTGGACCAGTAGTTCTGTAGTGAGCATCTATGTTTAATGGATTGTGAAATTGATTGCAATTAAACCACCCTTTCTTTTTACACATTTCGTCTCTAAGGGCTATGGCTCCATCAAAATCTCCAGCATCTACCTCTATTAGTCTTGCACCATAGAAATTAAATATTTTTTTGCGTTCTTCTGACATGTTTGATGGCATAACAATATAAATATTATATCCTCTTTCGGCTGCTAACATTGCAAAAGATATTCCAGTATTACCAGATGTGGCTTCACAGAGAGTATCTCCTTTTTTAATTAAGCCTCTCATTTCAGCATCATTAAGAATAAATGTTGCCATTCTATCCTTTACACTTCCACCTGGATTCATAAGTTCGGCTTTTCCCCAAACAGTTTTATTTTCAATTCTTATTGGAATTAATGGTGTATTTCCTACGTAGTCTGATAATCTTTTCATGTTAGTTCTTTTATCTTTCTATTTTTAGGTGGACATAGGTCATGTTCTTTTTTAAATGGACAATATGTACAATCGTTCTTATAAGCTGGATACTCTGCTTCTTTATTGTAAGAACCGTCGGCATTAAAAACATGTTCTACAAACTCTTTTAATAATTTATCAACCTTATTTATTGATGGTTTTCCTGAAGAAGGATTATATTTTTGTATTCTTTTGACTGGAAAATCTCCGCCTTCCCATACTTTACGTTTTACTATAAAGTATTCTACATCTATATTTTTTATATCTGTGTCATATTGTTCAGAAAAGAATTTTTTATATAGTCTAAGTTGATTTCCTTCTTTCTTTTTCTTTTTATCTTTCCAACCCATATAAGAAGTTTTAATATCTATAATTTTAATGGTATCACCTTCTTTCATTACTAGATCCATAAAACCCATAAACATTATTTTATCATTATATTCTACCTCACTAAATATTGGCATTTCAATACCAACTAATTCAGTATATTTTTTTGAAAAGTATTGTCCTCTTCTTTTTTTAAACCAATCTAATATTGCCACCCCATCAGAATAAAACTCTTGCATTTCTTCTGGATTACTAAAATGTTTACCATCCATTTCTGCTATTCTTTCAGAATAGTCTTTTGACATATTGTCCTTTAATAATTTACTTAAATCTATCTTGTCTGCCGCTGTTGCAGTTTCGTTGTACATTGTATCTAAGTAGAATTGAAAAGTTTCGTGGAAGGCTGTTCCAAATACTAGAAACATATTTGGTTCAAATCTTTGATGCTTGTCTATTTTATCTAGTTTCCAGGAAAGAGGGCAGTTTGCATATTTGCTTATCTGAGAGTAAGAGATTGTCTTCTTACCCATCTTTCTTGCTTTAACTGCATAGTCATATGGTGTTTTTAATTGCATATAGTTTAATTTTTATATAGGTAATATAATCATTTTTTACGACATAAAAAAATTCTGGTGAATTATTTTTCACCAGAATCTTTATTGTTAATAACTTTTTCTATATAGACTACTGCGTCCATGAGCTCTTCTTGGAGATGTACCATCCATTCTGTGAAGTTTAAGTCTTCACGTTCCATGGTAACACCATATTTTTTTTTACCAACTTTTGCTCTATCAAGAATTTTTTTGCAAACAGAATCTTCTATCTTACTCATTTTCTGTTCTTGGCATCAGTTCTTCGTTAATATGGCCGCAAGATGCACACTGGAAAATAGGGACTGGTAAAAATCCACCCTTACCACTTGGAGATAATACTGCAGATATTTTTCTAAGTAAGTGTACTTGAATAAATGTTGGATTTCCACACTCTTCACATTCTACACCATCTAAATCCTTTAACTTTAGTCCTTTTAGATTTTTCTCTAAATTTTTTTTGAAATTTTCTTCGTTTGAATTTCCGTCTTTCACTACTTTCATATTTATTCTCCTTACATCATTCCAAAGCCGCCACCAGCCATTGGGGGTTCTTGTCCATCTTCAGATGCTTTTTTAGTTATTACACATTGTGTAGTTAATAGTGTTCCTGCAACTGACGCAGCTTTTTCTAATGCTACTCTCGTTACTTTTGCTGGATCAATAATACCAGCCTCATACATATCTACAACCTTTTCAGTTCTTGCATCAAAGCCTTCAGAAGCATTACTTGGATCTAACTTATTCCAAATAACTTCTGGATTAAGACCAGCATTATCCATTATCATATTAAAGGGTGCTCCACAGGCTTTAAGAACAATTTCTCTACCTGCTAGTTGATCTGTATTTTGAAAACTATCTGTTAAAGGTTCATTGCATCTCATTAATGCTATTCCTCCACCTGGTACAATTCCTTCGTCAAGAGCGGCTCTAGTTGCATTAAGTGCATCTTCTACCCTATCTCTTTTTTCTTTCATTTCTATTTCAGATTCAGCACCAATTCTAAGTAAAGCAACTCCACCTGCTAATTTTGCTAGTCTTTCTTGATTTTGTTCTTTATCATAATTAGAAGCCGCATTATCAATATCATATTTTATCTGTGTAACTCTTTGCTCTATTGCATCAGTTGAACCTGCACCGTCTATAATTGTTGTGTATTTATTGTTTATTGTAATTTTTGCAGAGGTACCAAAAACTTCCGGGGTAATTTTATCTAATCTCATACCTCTATGATATGATACTACCTGTCCTCCTGTTAGGGCTGCTATATCTTCTAGGTATTGATTTCTTTTATCACCAAACCCAGGAGCTTTTACAGCAGCTACTTTTAATGTTCCTCTAATTTTATTTACAATAAGTCCTGCAAGGGCTTCACCGTCTATATCTTCTGCTATAATAAGTAGTGGTTTATCTTGTTGAATTGCTGCTTCTAAAACTTTTACTACATCTTTTATTGATGTAATTTTTTTATCATATAATAGTATCCATGGGTTATCCATTTCTACCTGCATTTCTGAATTATTTGTAATAAAATAAGGCGAAAGATACTTACTTTCAAATTGCATTCCTTCTACTATTTCTAATCTAGTATCTCCTGTTTGAGATTCTTCAACCGTTACTACACCTTCTCTTCCAACTTTTGAAATTGCTTCAGAAATTAAATTTCCAACTTCACTATCATTGTTGGCTGATATAGTTGCTATGTTTCTAATTTCTTCGTCAGTACTTATTTCTCTACTAATATCTTTAAGGTCTTTTACAATACTTTTTATTGCAATATCCATACCTCTTTTTAATTCAATTGGATGCCTACCTGAATCAATATTTTTAAATCCTTCTTTAATCATTTCTGCTGCTAAAACAGTAGCTGTAGTTGTTCCATCTCCAGCCTCATCATTTGTTTGTTGTGCAACTTCTTTTACGATTTGTGCGCCTGCATTTTCTAATGGATCTTCTAATATAACTTCTTTTGCTACCGTAACTCCATCTTTTGTTGAATGGTATTCACCATATTCTTTTTCAATAACTACAGTTCTTCCTCTTGGGCCAAGCGTAGATTTTACAGCTTTTGATAACTGTTCAACTCCAGATCTTATACCTGTTCTGGCAGAGTCACTAAATTTTAATTCTTTTGACATAACTATTTTTCTCCTCTTGTGATTATACAATGTAAATCTAATTCATTTATTACGAATAATTCTTCGTTTTCTACTTCTATAGCGTATGCACCTCTTTTAGGATATGCAACTATATCCCCAACTTCACACATTGGTTTAACTTCTGTTCCGTAATTTATTGCACCTGGACCAATTGCTACAACTTTTCCCCTACTTATTCCTTCTTGAGAAATATCAGGCATGATAACTCCGCCAGAAGTCATTTCTTCTGGGTCTATTGGTTTAATTGCTACTTTTCCTCTGATTGGTATAATCATAATATAACCTCCATTTTTTTTGTTTATAACTTTTTAATTTACTATATATAAATATAATTCTAATACTTTATTTTACTAGTTTTTCTTGTTTTATTATTTCTTTATATTCTTCTAATATAACTTTAACACTGTCTATATATTTGAATTCTTTTAGTTGGTCTATAACTTGTTTTTCGAAAAATTTATCATAGTCTATTTCAAATACATCTTTTCTACTATCTATAAATCCTAAATCTTCTTCGTTAAGACATATTGCCGTTTGTCTATCTCTGGGTTTTATCTCTTCTTCGCAGTTGCTTTTTATATAAAACAGATAAGGATTATCAGTATTGTTAATTGTAGTTTCTAATCTTTTATTTGCCCATAAAGATGCTTTTACATGTTGAGGCATTGTCTTAATATACTCATTAAACTTTTTAGTAAACGACTTTGATATACCTATAAGTTTATAATCTACAGATTCAATTTTTTTACGTAATGCTATAACATGATTAAGAGTTAATTGTTCTCTAACTGCAAATTCTGCTATTTTATTCAATGCACCTTTCATAAATTCAGGTGTGTCTTTACGAATAATATTCATACCTCTAATATACTTTTTACCTGTATCTCTAACTATGCCATAATATCTTTTCTTAGAATTACCAAAATATATTTTTTCCATATCATATTCAAACTTAAGATCCATTAACATATATTCATCTTGTAGTCCTGTATTATATTTTTTAACTAGATTTTCTTTTAGTGATTCATTAAATACATCTAGTTTTTTTACCATTTGTTCTTCGTTTGCTCCAGCTGATTTAACAAATATAGAATCTGTATCACCATATAAAGTTTTGTGGCCATAACCTTGGAATTCTAATACAGCAAACTTAAGGGCTTGTCTAGCAAAAAATGTAATTGCATCTGCAACTTCTGGTTTATATAGTCTAAAAAAGTTAAAGCCCATAGCTCCATATGCTGAATTTAGGATTAGTTTATATGCCCATTGTCTTTTATCCATTGCAACTTTTTCATCGCCTGAATATTCTCCAGCTTTAAGAGCTCTATTTATTTCAACTCTTTTTAAGAATAATTTTTTAAGTACATATGGTAGTAAACCTAATTTGTGGTCTTGTGAATAAAATAAATACCTTTCACCAAATAAATCACTATGTTTACCTGTGTCTACGTATTTTATATTATCAGTTTTTAGTTGTTGTACGACATCTTCTATGTTTACACCAATTTGATTGCAACCTTTTTCAGATGCAATAAATGTTTCTGGACTAAGATTAAAGGACATAATACTTGTTGGGTAAAGAGATGTATAATCCATTACTGTAACGTCATCATGAGCTCCAGGTTCAGTTGGATTAAATACTATTGCACCTGTATATTGTTGTTTTCTGCCATTACGCCTCATTGGAAAAATAAGATTGTTATGGAATTCTTTTAATATATAGTTATCAACAATCATTGACTTATAAAATACTAATCCTAAAGAGTCTAAGTTTGCAATTTGTTGAATAGTTGTATACAATCCAAATATATTTATTTTATCATTTATTTCTTTTAGTATTTCAACATCTCGTATACCATACTCGATAAAACCTTTAAAGTTAGTTTTCCAATCTTTCCAGGTTACATCTGTTAATTTATCTAGGCCTGATTCACCAACTATTTCTTTTACCGCTGTTGCTAGTTTATAGTTTGGAAGATTGTATCCCATATCTTTTACACCTTCCATCATATCAATATGGTCTAAACCTTTGATGTTTACTTTCCAATAGTCACCACGTTTTCTAATGTATACATCTTTTATTGGGGATAAATTTTCATATGGCAAACCAAGAACCCTACACCTGTTAACAATGTACGGTAAATCGTATCCAGCAGAATACCACCCACTAATTACATCAACCTTCATCATGTTTAACATATTGATAAAACCTAATATCATGCTTTCTTCGTCTTTACAAAGCATATAAACATACTCACCTTTATTTACTATTTTTGGTTCTTCATAGTCTTTAGTATGTTCTGGGTGCCATGCAAATACAAAGTATTTACCTTTATTTGGTAAATAACATTGCAATGATGTTATAGGTTGTTTTGCCTTTTCAGGCATATTATCTCTTGGGTTTTCTGGGTCATACCATGTTTCAATATCGAAATACATAACATTTCTGTAATCTGACCATTCTAAACCTTTGTCCAAAACAAAGTTAAATTCAGGACTCTTATCACATTCAAATATCCTACCTGGATATTTTTTTGATATTTCATTTCTCATTTTTATAGATGTATAATGTACCTTAAATACATCTTCTTCATATAGTGAAGAAAATATAGTTGTATCAGAACAATCAAATTGTTTGATGTCTAATATATCATCTATATGTTTTGCTGAGTAAAAGAAGTAGTCTTTAAAGTTGTCTACTTTTGTTACGAATTCGTTATTTTCGTCATAACCAAATTGATATATTTTGTATATACCCCTGTCAAATTTTGACGTGATTCTTGATAGTTTGAATGTGCTCATAGTTTAATTTTATATAGGTTAATATAATCAATTTATTTCAAATAGAAAAATTCTGAGTGAAAAGTTATTAACAAATTTTAACCTTTATTTTTTTGTTTTTATTATGTAATTTTTGTAAGATAGATAATCTATGTTTTCCATCCATTACCCAATATTTATCAAACCAAGAAAAATAAATTACAGTTATATAGCAATATTTTTCTGGATTATATCCTTCCTTGTTTAATCTATATTCCAAATCTGACATGTTATATTTTACCTTTTTACAAGGTAAAAATAAATTAGTTTTTACAACTCTTTCGTTTAAGTAGGTAAATAAAGGTAATTTACCCAACTCTATTTCTTTAATTTTGAATATCATCTAAGATCGTAAGATGAACCTTCTTTTCCTAACATTCCAGCCTTTACCATTTCCTGCATTATTGCCCAACTTTCTTTCCAATTCGAATCTAATCTTAATCCATGTCCGCCTTCTGTTTGTATAATTTTTAATACTTGTTGGTGAGATACACCGTTACCACCAAGGAAATGCATGATTCTAGTTATTAACTCTACATTAGTTTTGTTTAGTGTTATTTTTTTAGGCTTAGCTATTTTTATTTTAGTGACTATTTCGGATGATGTTTCTTCTTCTTTAATCATTTTTACTTTACAGCTTTCTCCTACTAAAACCTCTTCCATTTTTTCAAACAGTAATTCAGGCGATTGTTTTTTTGGTGCAACTCGAGCAACCTTTCTTTTTTTAATTAAATGAGGATTGGCTTTTAGTCTACAATATACAGAATATTGACAAAGACTAACTTCAGTACCATATGATTTTAGTTCATTTTGCTCATTTTCAAATATTTTAATACCACTTTCTGTAGTGTAATTCCATAGTTCTTTATGAAACTCTATATCTAAAATTTCCTTTTGATTTTCCCTTATCCAAACTACCCTTTCACCTAATGGTACGTCTTTTTTAGATAAATTAGGAAACATTAATTCTAGAGTTTCACATGCTCCAGGACCAGGAGCTACAAATTTTGAATCATGGCTAAAGTTTAATTTGGGATTTACTGAATTTGAAGTAGAACAATGATAACCATAATAATCTCCAATCATGCTTTCACCAGTTAAATATAGGAATCCTTCATAAAGGTCTCTTGCTTCTCTCATACCTGTCATGACTGTCTTTTTTGAATTGTATCCTGAAGGTTGATGTGTCCATGATGCAATCCATTCACAAACATTAGACCATGTTCCCTTATCATCATGCCTAGCATTTCCTAAATACCATTCATTAACAAACCTTCTTCCAGCAGTTTGAATACTTGTGTGTAATTCAGTAGTACCCCATATTTTTTGTTTATTTTCCTTAGCTGCAACTGCAATTTTTCTAAGTTTTTTGGTATATTCTCCAACTTCGCCTGTTTTCTTAAAATCTTGTTGCTCTTTGCCTAAAAGAATAAAATCTATATGTGCTTTTTTATTGTCGTCAATACCAGTTAAAACATTATGTACGCCTCGTGCTCCATAAAAGTGAGATATAATAGTATTACCAATAACGTTTTGCCATTTTAGTCCGGGTACTGTGACAATATTTTCCATAATGTAAACCATCCTATCATCTGCAGTTATTGATGGGTGAAAATATTCTACCTCTAATCCAAGAGCTGGATCTGATGGGTTATATGACTCTAATATTCCTCTTTGGAAAAGTGTTCTTTTATTAACCATTTTAACAAAGTATTCATAGTCCTTTAATATATCCCAATCTATATTGCTTCTTAATAATTGGTCTTTTGTGCTTCCAAGTTGAATTAGCCTGTTATCCATTCAAGTCCTCCAAGTGTCTAACGTTTTCTTTTTCTGTAAAGTCATGGGAAACATGTATTACTTTACCATCCCAGTCCTTTTCTATTTCTGCTTTTTGTACTTCATCGTCTTCAAAGAAAAATTGAACATTTATAGTTTTTACTTCTTTTAACCATTGTAAAGTTCTAGCTTTGTGGGTACCAGAAGTTTCTCTAGATTTTATCTTAAATGGTATAGGATTAAAATAAACATCATTTGTTATTCCATTCCTACGTAAAAAGGCAAGGGTTTCTGGTTCTTCTTCATGACTTCTTCCAGTTATAATTACATCATTTGGGCCAGGTCTTACTCCACATACTCCATTTCCTAAATGTATTACCCCATCTATATCAAATCCATTAACTTTCATATTTATTTGCTCATTTGTTTTGATGTAGAATCTGTTAATCTTCTATTGGCTAATTCAGTACATTCATAAACTGCATCTGAAAACATCATCTGATCTGGTGGGGTTTTTTGTGTAAATGCTGAGGGACCTCTTAATGCTCCTACAACTCCTAATTCTCTAGCAACCTTTAAATATCTAATTGCGTCTATTACTACTCCTGCAGAGTTTGGACTATCTTGAACACTTAATTGGGCATCAAGCAGTACTGGAGAACCTCCAAAACCTTCAAGCTCTAATCTAAAGTTTGCAACTTTATTGTCTCCATAAAAGTGAATATATTCAGATGGGCCTGCATGTAAAAAGGAATCATCAGTTGAGATACCTCTAATTTCATTCTGAGCTCTAATAACATTTTCTTTAGAAATCTTTTTTGAAGCTAGTCTATTTTTGTCTTCCATATTTAAAAAGTCAGTATTACCACCAACATTTCTTTGTATGTGTGCTTTTACATGGTGACCTCTTTCAAAGGCTAATTCTTGTAGCATTTGAGACAAAATACTTGCACCAAATTGAGAACGCATATCGTCTCCAATTAATGGTATACCTGCATCAATAAATCTTTGTTCCCATGCTGGATCAGAGGCGATAAATACTGGAATACAGTTTACAAAAGAAATTCCAGTTTCTAGACAAATTTCAGCCCAAAATTCTGTAGTTTTTTGAGATCCAACAGGTAAATAATTAACAAGAACCTCTACTTTTCTAGCTTTTAATTCTTTGATTATAGTATCTTTCCATTTTCTTTCTAATTTATTAGTCCAAGATACTCTATTCATATCTGTAGAATTTCTCAACTTTTCAGAAACTAAGAATCTATTTTCTTCAGGATAATTATCCATTAAACCCGCATAACCATCAATAACAGGTGCTTCAAATACTGGTGCTTTTGATTCAATAGTATCTACAATACTCCACGCACAATTTGGTCGTTGTTGGAGTGCTTCACCTAATGGTAAACCAGCCTTACGTTCATCGATATCAAACCCTATTACAAATTCAACATCTCCAGCTAAATAGCCTCCAATGTCTGTTTTCATTACTCCTGATTTTGCGTCAGTATGTTTTGCATAATATTGTACACCTTCTACCAGTGACTTTGCACAATTTCCTGTTCCAATTATTCCTACTTTAATTTTGTTGTTTTTTGCCATTTTTAATTCCTCTTTAATTTTTATTTCTTTTATATAATATAATAAATTTTTTTCAAACAGAAAAATTATTTCACTTTTAATTTTCCCATAATAAATACTAAGTTATGATACCAAAACTTCACTTTTATGGTATTTATTTTCACAATTATTTTCCATATCCCACCTGTAAAATTCTCTACTAACGTGTACACTTTTTGGTTTTTCCATTGCATCAAAAGATAACTGTTGTTTTTCATTTAACATTTCTTTTGGCCATGATTTAACTGTCCAACCCCATTGATAACAAACTGTATCTATTGTTTCATTAAATATTTTTACAGCTTCAGATCTTTGCTCCCATGTTCCATAAAATGGTGTATCTTTATAGTATCCCGTTTTAGGTAATTTTCTACTTTCATCTTCAATAGGTATAGCGTGCACTAATTCTACATTTTTTATACCTAAACAATTTATTTGGTCTGCTAGGTATAGTACCATTACTTGTACAGCTTTACGCCAATCTTTTCTTCTACATAGGTGGTGTCGTATATCTATGTTTCCAGCATAAAAAGTTAAATGTGTTAAATCATCTGTATTTATTCCAGACTTTTCCATGATTTTATCTTTTAATCCGTCTCTCAATACAGAATAAAGTGTTAATCCATCATTTCTACTGGTCATATATCCGGGTTGATACATAGAAAAAGAATGACTATCACCAAAGCATAATTTTGTAGTCTTTTCTACCCTATCGAATTTTTCTGTTTTATCAACAGCTTTTTGTAATTCTTCTAAATCTATTATTTTTGCAAATGGAGAAGTAGAACTATTTTTAAGTCTTTTAGAAACCATATCTACAAGATCTGGCATTTCATGTTGTAGGGATAATAAT